GAGCACCTTCTGGAAGCTTAGTTGTAGAAGCACCAGCACTTTCTGGGCATAACTTCTTTACTGATGCGACAGGTAGCTCAACAGGAACTAACACCTGGCAACATTCGGGTGGAGCTGGAAATATCGTTACTGTGAGTTGTCCTCAAAGTGACTTTAGTGCTCCAACTTATGAAGACTCTGATGGTATTGTCATGTTAAATTTACCCTTCATGGCTGTACCTACAAGTGCTGGAAATAATGAGTGGTCCTTGGCTTTAACTTAGATATCTATTATTGTTGAGTAACCAATACAGTTCTTAATGGCTCTAATTAGAAAGAAGGTCACTTCAATTAAGTGGCCTGTTTCCATTACTTCACCTGCTGATGGTGGAAAATGGAAAGATGAAACATATACGGGTACCTTTAAAAAAGTAGGAATAAAACAGATTGAAGAGTTAGCCGATAAAGGTGATCCTCAACTAATTAGAGAAGTGTTAGAAGACTGGGAAGATATTAAAGATGAGGATGGAAATGAAATTCCATTTAGCACAGAAGAATTAGATCTTTTTTTAGATGATGTTAATTTCATTAAGGGAACAGTTCAGGCAATTATTGATATGCAAAAGGGAGCTTCAGAAAAAAACTAATAGAGGCTGCTGAGTATTGGGCTGGCAAAGGTGTTGTCATAGATGAAACCTATGAGGATGCAATTGCACTCGGAGTCGAAGGAATAGAAAAGCCCAAAGAAGATAATATTGAAATATGGGAAGAGAACTGGGAAATAGTTATTATGTTTTTACGTCTATCAACTCAGTGGAATTGTTCTATGAGTGGCTTAGTTGGTTTAAAATATGAAGTATTAGAATGGTTTTGTCGCCTATACTTAGTTGACGATGCCAGAGCCATGTTAGAAGGTATTCAAATCATGGAAAGAGCAGCGTTAAACATCATTAACGAGAAGGATAAATAAATGACTGCTGCAACAAGATTTGAAATCCAAGCCTTTGTAAAAGGTATTAAAGAGGTTGATAAGTTAAAAAGTTCAGTTAAGCAATTAGAAAATACAACAAAGCCAACTGCTTTAACGATTACAAAATTACGTTCAGCAGCAAAAGCTTTAGGTTCTCAGAGTGATTTAACAGAGAATGATTTAAGAACTCAAATTAGTGTCTTTAAAGATTTAAGAGCAAATGTATCCTTAACTGGCACAGCTTATAAACAATTAACTGCTGATATACAAAGGGCTGAAAGGGCTTTAGAGAAAGCAGCAGCGACAAGTAAACGAGGCAGTATGACCTTTGGATCGGTTGCCAAAGGATTAGGAGCCGTAGCGGGTGCTGGTGTTTTTGGTGGTCCTGAAGGTGCGATAGGTGCAGGTATTGGTTTGGCTATTGGCGGCCCTAGTGCTGCCCTGGCTGGTGGTGCGGTTGGTGCTCAAGTTGGGATGGCTAGAAAGTCTATTGGCGACACGACTCAGTATTCGGCTCAACTTGCATTACAAAGAAAGGCATTAAGGCTTGTTATTGCCGATACAAATGAGTACGCAAAATCACAAGTCTTCCTTGAAAAGAAAAGTAAAAAACTAGCTATTCCACAGGATGTAATTGTTAGACAATTTACGGCTTTGACTGCTTCTGTTAAGGGTGCAGGGAAGAGTACAGAAGATGCACAAAAGGTATTTGAATCTATAGCTGCTGGTATTCGTGGTACTGGTGGAAGCCTAGAAGATATGAAAGCGGCGATGACGGCTACCGCCCAAGTCTTCAGTAAGGGCAAGGTGTCTGCGGAGGAATTGCGACAGCAACTTGGTGAGAGACTTCCTGGTGCTTTTACCATTTTTGCGGAGTCAATGGGTAAGACACCCGCCGAGTTAGATAAGGCGTTAGAGCAAGGTAAGGTGACGTTAGACGACTTTATGACTTTTTCTCAGACATTGTTCAAGAAATACGGTAAAAATGCTGAGATATTAGCGGCTGGCCCAGAAGCAGCAGGAGATAGGTTGCAAACTGCTATGGCTAGCCTTAAAGATAATGTTGGTCAATTATTACAGCCTGTAGGGGCTAGTTTTCAAGATACATTTACAGATATAGTTAATGGAATTGATGGTGCAGCTAAAGCGTTAAGAGAATTTTTAAAGATAGGAGAAGAATATTTAGGAGATCAAATTGCAAATGTTAAAGAAGATATTGCCCAGACACAAGTTTTTATAGCAATGTTGCAAAAACAAATAGATGAAGGTTCAAGATCTGGAGAAGTTAAAAATGCATTAGAAGCTTCAACTCAAAAGTTAAAAGGCTTAAACCAGACACTTTCTGAGCTTGAAACTAAACTTAAAAACATTAATAATGAAACAAAAGAAGTTGTAGAAAATTCAAAACAATTAGGTACTTTCGGAACTGTTGTATGGGACAACATGAAAGCTGGTGCTACTGCTTATAAAAATTCAATTATAGATATTAATAAACAAATATCAGATGCAACAAAAAAAGCGTTTACACAAATGGAAGATGCTTTAGTTAATTTTGTATTAAATGGCAAAATGTCATTTAAGGATTTTGCTCGTTCTGTTATTGCTGACATCACAAGAATATTTATTAGAAGTCAGATCTTAGGAATGTTTGATTTCTTAGGAAATAAATGGGGTGGTTCTCTTGCTGCTGATAGAAAATTTTCAGGACTTGGCCCTGGTTCTGCTTTAAATACTACTGGTGCATTGCCTAAAGGAGCTAATGGATTAGTCGTTGCTCAAAGCGGTATTGTTCCTTTCGCTAGAGGAGGCATAGTTAACAAGCCTGCCTACTTCCCATTTTCTAAGGGAGTTGGCCTGATGGGAGAGGCGGGACCAGAAAGTATAATGCCCCTAAAACGAGGTAGTGACGGGAAACTTGGCGTTATAGCTCATGGTGGTGGTACTTCAGTAGTCGTCAATGTTGATGCTTCTGGTTCTGATGTTCAAGGTGATCAAGGGCAAGCAGAAGCTTTAGGTCGTGCAATATCAGTAGCAGTTACACAAGAATTAGTTAAACAGAAAAGACCTGGAGGGCTTCTTTCAGCAGCTTAATTATGCCTGTATTTCCTAATGTCGAGGTGTCATACGGTATCTCAAAAGCTTCAAAGCCTAACTTTAAGAAAGTGCAATTTGGTGATGGCTATTCTAAACAAATCACATGGGGTGCAAATCAAAATCCGAAGATTTGGAATCTTTCTTGGGATAACCTGACAAATGCAGATGCGTTAACTGTTGAAAGTTTTTTAGACGATAGAGCTTTAGATGCAGATTCATTTAGTTGGATACCAGTTGATTTGCAAAAATGGACTGCTTCAACTGCTTATGCTGTTGGTGATATTGTTCAACCTTTAACTGTTCCTGATCCCTATAACGGTTTAGTTTTTAAAGTAACTGCTGTTTCTGGTAGTTCACCATATACAAGTCATAGCAGTGAACCAAATTGGCCTACATCTACATCTGGGACAGTTACAGATAACGAATTAACTTGGACAGCTATTACTTATCAGTGGTTATGTCCTAAATGGAATAAGAGAATGAGATATCCAGGGTATTCATCCATAACCGCAACCTTTGAGGAGGTCTTTGAACCATAATGGCTGTACCTGTTAGCGAATTACAAAAACCAAACCCTAGTGCAATTATTGAGCTTTTTATTCTTGAGTTAAATTCAACAATTCACGGAGCTAGTACTGTATATCGTTTTCATGCTGGAGCGAGTCAAAATGCAAATGGAAATATTGTTTTTGCTGGTCAATCTTATACAAAAATGCCCATAGAGGCTGACGGTTTTGAATACAACGGTAAGCAGTTACCAAGACCGACACTTAGGATTAGTAATATTTTAGGAACAATTACAACATTACTTTTAACGCTACCTATGGGATTAGA